ATACCCATTGTATAGGATCTTGGTTACCAGTCCTTAGAACGTCTTTAAATGGCTTTGAGTCTTCTTGAACCCCTCTCTTGAAATTATCCCACTTATCAACTTCGCTGCCCCATATTGCTTGATTGTCTAATTTAGTAGCAGCAAAGCAAAGCCGGTTGTTTTTGAAAAACACCTGACTCGGAAACCCTTTTCTTTGATTCCACTCATTTTCAGCCCAATGCTTAGTCGCCGCAGTAGAGTAAAGTGGCCTAGTTGTGCTTACATCAGCAGTTACTTGTGTTGGAGAAATGTAAGATGTAATCGTAACTTCTCCCGACTTTTCAACATCTGAAGTTGTCCAGGTCACTCTATGGTTTGACCCGCTGCCAATATTAAACAATACAACCCGAAGCCAAATCGGATTATCAGACTCATCACCTTCTCGGACGTAATTATCAGAGCCGCTATCTGACGCCATAGAAAATCTTGTTACCCAGTTACCGAGCTGACCATCTTCTGATTCTTGGATACCCCATTCTCCATCCCAGTTGCCTTCTGTTCTAAACGACCACTCTCCCTCAATGTAAAATTTCATTTCGCTAGAAGTTGCCCCTAAAATTTGAGCAACTATTCCAGGAGAAAAGTAATCCAGTAAATCTACTGGGTTTTGTTGGGTAGAAGTTCCTCCAACGTATGCCGTGTGACAGGTGTAATAAAAATAGGTGCTACTTATCTGAACTGAAATTTTATCTCCTATTTGATAAGAAGTTGCAGGGGAAAAAAAAGTAATATTGTCGTTTGTTTCATTAATAGAACTTTCCGAAACACTTCTAGAAATGTAATGTGAAATTTTAAACGTGCTACCATCCCCATCATCCATGTCGTCAGTAAACAAATCACTGGAAGATGTTAAGGTTATACCTGTTCCTGTCTGCGCTGATGCCGCTATAGTGACATCTGTAAGGTTTTCGTCTTCAAACGGTTGGTTCTCAAACTCAAGCAGCGCAAAATCAAACGTAGTGTCAGATGTTCTGGTTAGTTTATAAGGAGCATGATTAGGTGAGGCGATATAAACAATATCGTTTGTCGATGTCATTCTCAGGCTAAACACCTCATCCTCAGTGTAAGGAGTTGTTTCAGTATCGCTTAATAAAACACCGTTTCTCCAAAACCTTAAAACATTATGGCCAAACTCTAGCAAATAAGATTGATCATTAGAAAATGTGAAGCTTTCAAGCCGTGTTTTCTTTGATGAGTCCTGAACCTCTCCAAGGTATTCCGTTCCAGGTCTTTTTCTTGCGCCGCCTGAAATCGTAGGCGCAAAATTTTCCATTGTCCGCAAAGATGTAGCGTATCGTGACAGCTCTACACGGCCAAGCATGAGCGGAGACCACTCACCATTAAAATTAGACTGCAAAAACTCAGGCATTGTATCTTCCGCTTTCGGCGTGGTTCTCTTCAGATCTTTGGAGGAAATCAGAGTTTTCTCCTGATCGTGACTGTCTTGCATCGCTTAGCCATGCGTCCTTGATGGCGTTATCAGCCAAATTATAAAGCTCACCAAAAAGCCGAGATTCTCCGAGCGGGATAGCTATTTTAGAGGCAAGTTTAATCGCCAAAGCTTTAATCATCAAAGGAGAAAGGTCTGAAGAAATAACCTGTTTAATATAGACCAATCCACAATGTTTTACATTGCTTAAAATTAGCCCAGGTTCTTTTTCAAACTTCCTAATAGGAACTGGACTTAGAGTTGGGTCTTGTTCGGAAATCTCAAAAATGTCCAAAATTCTAATGCAATCTTGAGGGATAACATGAGCGTAGGTCCACCCAAAGCTAGGAACAATAGCTGACCTAGTCATTCTTTTGCGTTTTCTTCCTACAGACCACCTGTGCTTCTCCATAATTTCGCGAAGCGTTTGGTCAAAGTGGAGCGAGACTTGCCTAGCTTCCTTGGTGCTTTCAGACATTGATGCAATCGTCTGCTCTCCCAGATAGCCAAGTGCTTGGTTGGCAATGTCAATGTCAGTAATAATCTTGCTCATAAAATAGAAAGGCCCGCCCGCCCAAAAAGACAGACGGGCCATTAGTTATTGTTGTTTGGTGCTAGGATTCGTCACAAGGGATCTCAACAACCTTGACTTCCTCAAGGCGAGTAGCTCCTGCTGCGGCGGTTCCACGAAGCTGTGCGGCATCGTTGAAGTCATTACGCTCGCTAAGCTTAAACTTAGGATTCTGCCAAATATCAAGTGCAATACCTGATTTCACAAAGGCAAAACAAGTGCGAATGTTGCTTGCAACAGCAAGACGCTCAGTGCGGATAAAGTTGAAACCAAGGAACTGGTCAATTTCTCCGTTGTAAAGGGCTTGAAGTTCACCGGCATAGTCGCTGGAGGTAATCTTTGCCTCGTCATAAAGAGCGCGAAGAGCTTTGGCGTTGAGGACAAGATAGGCTTCGTCGCCATCAATGTCCTGACCAAACACTTCGTTCTCCTCCATAAGCTGCTTAGCATTGAGGATCTTATCAAGATTCATTCCAGAACCGTCCCCTCCAGTATTAACAGGAACAACCTGACTTGTTGGAAGATCGGTATCAACAGCGCCATTGTTTCCGGTCTTGGAGGTTCCGGTAGCGGCAGCGATAATCAAATCGTCCATTTTGCGGTTAAATCCTGCCTTAAACTCAAGGAAGGTTTGCGAGGTGGGCTTTGACTGCTCGGCAAGCCAGACTTCGTCAAACTCATCAAAGTGCTTAACTGCCTGGAATTTCTCAGGGTAGTTAGCGCGTTTTTGAGTTTGGATTTCCGAAATTGCAGTTGCTGCAATGCGGTTTTGGCTTGGAGTTCCAAGAGAAGAGACTTCAATTGGCTTAATCTGGTCGCGGTAGTTTACTTCACCGGTGCAACCTGTAGTGACGCTTACGGCGCCACTGAGTCGGCTATCGACCTGCTGTGCAAGACGACGCCACTGGCTTTCGAATTTTGGCTGATACTGATCGATCAGCGCGAGTGTTGGGCTAACTGGCATAATATTTTAAGGTTTGATTTGTTTATAGTTCACGAAGGCCGCTGTCTGTGAACGGAAACCTCTAAAATTGGGGCAGCTAACGCTGGTAGGCCATGCGAGGGGCGTGTAAGGGCGACCGAATTTGTTTTTTAGACAGGTCTAGCAAGCTAGGTAAGCTGTCATGCATAGCCTTCTAATATAAAATATCAATTTAGTCAAACAAAAAGCCTCCCCCTCTGACATGACTAAGAGGAGGAGGCTCGGTGCTAGGTGGGAAGAGAGAAACCACCCAGAAACTTATTGGATCATGTCCCTAGCCTTAGCTAGCAAATTGTCTACATGCTTATGGACGGCATCGTCTCCAGACATAAACTTTGCGTGCATTGGATGAGTATCGTCTTCCATAATTGCCTGCGCTGTTTCGGCTGGGCCTCTAAAGTCATCTACCTTTGCACTCTGCCCTGGACCTCTGTATGCGGCTTCCGAGATTGCGTCACCAAGGTGAGCAAACATTCTAGTAAGCTCAGGACTCTGGATTTCAGATACTACAGCTTTTACGTTTTCAATTTGATCCTGAGTTAGACCGGCTTGAATACCAAGTTTTTCAGCCGCCACGGTAGCTCCATTGATTCGGGACTCAGTTTCTGTCCCAAATGCTTGCAAAAGTTGCTGCTTCCCCTCTTCTTGCCGTTGCTGGGCCTCTGCCTGCCATTGCTCTGCTTGGGAAGCTGCTGCCTCTTGAACCGCAGCTAGCGCTGCCGAAATAGCAGGACCTGGTGTTCCGGCATTAATTAAGGTTTGGATAACAGGAGTCGCCACTTCTTCTGACCATCCGGTTGCGTTTTGGAAGCTGTCAAAATCTTCCGGCATTACTTGCTCAACGCTTTCCGGCACTCCGGCCATTTCGCGGTATCTGCTCCAGTCCTCGTCAGTTGCGTCTGCTGAAGGATAAGAAATAGATTTAGCCCTAGCCGCTGTCTGATTATCTTTCAGCATTTTGGCTAGTTCCGCTGGGTTTTTACCCTTAAAATTCCGGTTGATGTAGTCAGCGTCTACGCTGTCATTTTTAAACCGGTCACCAATTTCCAGAAACCTGCCGTCTTCATCAAACATTCCCGAAGCATCAAAGCTTGGCGGGATTGATGGATCTGACGCCATATCTGCTACAGGTTCGGCCACTGCGCCACTGCCAGCAGACTCCCCTCCTTCTTCATTTCTAATTAATTCGTATTGTCTCATAGATTCTCTTCTTTAAATAAATCGCCGTATGCAGCTTCAAATTGCTCAGCTGTCCAATTCTTGCGCCTCCACTCAACCACTTCAGGCGCTTTAGCCCCCATTCTTGCAGTGAAATATTCAGCCGGAGCATCAGAGGTCTTATTTTGCTCAACAGAAGGCTCAGGAGGTGCAGGATTGCCGTCAATAAGGCTCTCCAAGGTTTCTCTAAACTTTTCCTGCTTGTGATGCAGTCCCACTACCTCTCCATCAACGAGAGTAGCGATTTCTTTCATGTCGGTTTGACGAATGAATTTGTCTCCAACCAACTTAAATAGTCTTGGATCAATCATCTGGGTTTCTTGGTTTTAGGTTCTCTAGTTCTATGATTACATGACGGCCACCCTCTCGCAATTTTGCGGCGGTCTCGTTGTAGTCGTCTTCTGCTTTGAATACTGGCTGGTCGAACTGAAATTTTACTTTCATCCATTCCAATAAAGCATCCCCTTCTTTGGTTGACAGGAGGGTCTTAACGACCTTCCCGTTATGTGTATGTCTGTCCATTATTACATCATGCCCTGAAGCTTCTCAGGATCAACTTGGCTGGCATCCCTAGCGGCGCTAGCAGCCTGCTGAGCCATCATCATCTGCTGTTGCTGAGCCATTTCTGCGGCTCTAGCCTCGCGCTGATCAATCACCTGCTGAAGATTCTTAATAACATCCTCGGAAATGCCGTCATTTCTGGCGCTGTCTCTAAGCATCTGATCAAGGTCAAAGTTGTCGGCAAGCTCTGGAGCGATCTGAATCATGGGCATAATCCGCTCAATAGTGCGGTCGATAGCGTTGTTTTCGATCATCCTTATCGCTAGAGCAATGCGCGAAGTAAATTCAACCTTTGGAAGAGGAACAATCCCTGAATTCATCGGCCCATTAGGGTAAAGCTTCACGCTTTCTGGGGGATCTGGGAACATCTGCTCGTTAAACATGAGCAAAAACACGTTCTGGAAGATTGGCGTTAGCTCAGTTGTAATCTGATTGAAATTTGGAAGGAATCGACGAAGGGCAGCGTTTTCAATGCTCGCCACTTCACGCGCTGTCATTTGCTTGTCCTTTTGTGCGACAGCCTCAAACAACGCCGCATGAAAAAACCCGCGCACTTGCTCAGCCACGTTTTCCATCAGAATCATTCCCGCGTTGATGTCGTTATACACCCGCATTTGCTCTGGCTTCATGCCATTGCGCTCATCAAAAACGGTCACGCCATTAGGGCGCGTTGAGATCTCATCAACAGAGTCTGAAGGAACCAGCCAGGGCGGTTTTACTTGCAGGGCAACGCCTTCGTGAACATCCCGCCGCAGCTTATTAAGCTCACGCATAGCAGGAAGAGCTTTCGTTGCCGGCGATAGCCCGTAATTGTAATCATTCCAGATCTCAGCTCTTGGAGAGGCAAATGGATAATAATCGTATCCACTCTTTTCTAAAATTGACCGGTCTTCTTTGCATACGTAAATGCTAGCAAACGGCTTATTCTCAGCCTCAATCCCGTTTTTATTTCGCGGGAAACAAGCGTGAATGACAGTAAACTGTGTCTTCTCGCCGCCCTTTCTAAGGTCGTTCAGCGATGCCTTGGCCTTTTTGCCCAAGTTGTCCTCGCCAAATTTGTCAGCCATTTCCGATGCGGTCATGGTGAGCCATCGGAATTCCGTCCTGATGTCGCCCTCGCCATCCTTTTCAATGGCGAATGTGCCTAGCCTGTCGTAACAAAACTTGAGCAGCTTCTTGTTTCCGCGCTCAATATACAGCGACCCAGTGCCGCCGCAGCCCATATCAGTGACAACAGGCTTTATGGATTGGTAGAAATTACTGCGACCAAGTGCGGTAAGCGCTATCTCGGAACATTTGTTGTACCACTTGCGACCGGCGTCATCTACCTCATGGTCATCCTGTGGCGTGTAGATCATCCATTTCTCGTTGGAAGGGAACACCTCGGCGATCATGCCGTTAGAGTAAGTGTCAAGACTATCAATCCCTGTCGTATCATACAGGCCCGAGTATCCGGTGACATCAGGAGTCTGTGGATGCTGGGTATACAGATCAAGTTGCGGCTTGAAATATTTAGAAGTAGTCTCCCAATGAGATTTAAAAAGACTCAACTCGCTTTCCAACGAGTCGGCCTTACGCAGGATGGTGTCTACATCTTCCTGGATCATTGACCCTGAGCCGTCTTGGAGCCGGTTGAATAGTTAGGATTGACCGCGCCTGCTCTCATTGAGCTGGCATAACTAGATGTTCGCATTCCTCTTGCGCGTTTCCGCTTCGCAATCTTTTTGGACTCTACGCGACTAACATCAGCAGACGCAGGCGGTGGGGGCGGTGGTGGTGGTTTTGGAGGTGTTAAGAAACCCATGTGCGCTTATTACGCTTTTTGCGTAACTATGTCAACTATCTTTAAATATCAACATCAGCGTGGTTAGCCGCCATATCCAACGCCAGCATTAATTCTTGGCTTTCTCCGGCGTCTAGAGTGCGATTGCTGATCGGTCAGCATGCCGTGCAGCTCTGCCTCGGCCAGCATTGAGAATGCGTCAGATGGATGAGACTCCCAGCCGTGAGAGATCTTATTTGTGATCCATCCCGTTCCATCGGTAGCTTCTTTGTAGTGGAACTGGCTTAGAGCGTCCCTAAGATGCGTAGTTGTCTTGTCTCTGAACCAAATATTCGGGAATGCCTTCTTTGTTGCGTTAATCCGCAGCTCCTTGTCATGTGTCCTTGGGATTGTCTGCACGTTTGACAGTCCAGCCTTCCGTAGCTCCTCTGCGAATGTGAGTCCATTGGGCTGCCTAGCTGCCGAGTCATGTGGTAGCAGATGGCCACCATAGTTGAATCCTTTAGCCTGCATATGGCCCACGCGGTCCTCTAACGTCATGCCGGCTGATATGTCGCAATCAATGACTGTCCTTCTCATTCCGTCGATCTGCCAATAGATGACGGCAGTGTTTTGTGGCGATCCGATGTCCCAAGTCGTCCATACCGGCCCACGATTCGGCTCAAAGTCACACACATGACCTAGCCTCAGTGCGTCTTCTACCTCCTTGGCGTAAATTGTTCCAGGTATATCAGATGAAAACGAACATTCAAATTCCCGCTCAAACACGTTGCTCTCTCTTGTAGCCTTCATCCTAGCTAGCTGGTCAGGCGGGATCAGACCGCTCTCAGATGCTTTAAGGCATAAAGAAAACCACTCAGGATCTTTGAGCGAGTGCTGGTAGACTCTCCAGAAGGCATTCTTCCCCTTCGGCGTCCCAACAAACGTGGCCCAACCCTTGTAGTCTAGAAGACACGGCTCGATGACTGACTCCCAAGCGTCTGGTGGAATATCGGCGTATTCGTCTAAAACAACGCCATCAAAGTAAAGTCCCCTTGCTCGCTCGTAGTTCTCGCCGGAATACAGCCCGATCTCTGCCCCGTTCTGGAAGCGAATCCATAGCTCTGACTCATTCTTGATCACACCAGGTATCTGATGAGTGAAGGTCTTGAGGTAGCTCCAAGCGATCTTTTTGGCTTGGGCTTGTGTAGGAGCAAAGTATCCATAGCGTAGAGGCGATGACTTCAACCCCTTGCGCGTATGAGTGTGGCATTTAAGGATGAGATCCTGCAAACACCCGAAGCTCTTGCCGCCCCTTCGATGCACCACCAGGCAGGCTCTGTCTTCCGTCCGTTGCAAGTATGGCCTAACCCAGCTCCGAGGCTTAATTGTCAGTTTCGTTCTTTTCGTCGCCATAAGCCGTCATGAAATCGTTGCGAACATCGCTAACACAAAGTTTCTGAAAATGATCTGCGCTCCAGCAAATGCCGAAAACATTCAAATCTTGGGGTGAATCTGACGCAAGCATGACAATCACCCTGTCTCCCTCGGTGATCTCAGCAAACGAGGTGACGTTGTGGAACCCCTCGGTTTCTAAATAGCTCTGAACCTGCCCAAGCTTTTCAACCTCTTCAAATGTCACCTCACTCATCCTCTCCTCCGATTACGATCTCAATCTCGCCGGAAACCTCAACGGAGTGATCGTGTTTATCTCTCCAGTCCTCCTTGAAGCGGTTCTTCATCTGGAAAATGTAACTCGTAGAGTTAAATCCCTCTACCCCTCCAAACGTGGCCTCACGCCCCTTACGCTCCCACCAAGAAAGCCCCTCCTCATACGCTCTTTTTAAGGCGTTAGAAAACTCAGGCTTTTTGTTACCCCAATCCCATAGCGTCTCCCTTACTACGCCTAGCCTAGACGCGATCTCTGCCTTGCCCATGCCTTGCTTGCCGCATTCTATCGCAATCTCGCAGAACTCTGGTTTGTATTTTGTCGGCCTACCTCCTGCCATGCTCTTAGAATAAGCACAAAAAACCGGCCTGAGCAACTAAATACTCAGACCGGCTGATACACTAATATGAAACACAAAGCAGCGAGCTGCTGCAAAGGTTTTACTTAATTCTCACGTATCGTCAAATATTTTCCTACTGGTTTAACCAAAAAAAGAGCGCCAACCCGAAGGTGGACGCTGCTTTAAATTGAACGCTTTAGATTATCTAATTCTCACATATCGTCAAGGGGTTTTTACGGTTGCCCTCCGGCCCACGCCATGAGGATTAAAATGGCGACAACTATAGCTGACTGAATGACCTCTTGAATGTTCATATTATTAAAGTTACAGTGAAACTGTCATATGCTCGTCAAGATCGCCTGTCTCGTTAAGTGTCTCGACGATTGGCCCGTATTTATCTGGGTCCAGATACAAAATTGTCTCCTTTTGAGTCTTGTGGGTGACCCAGCATAGTTTTGTCTCGGGATGATAACAAACTTTGTCCCAGAGATTAGCGTAACCCAAAGTTTTTTCTAGGTTAGCTAGTTCAATAAAAGCAACTGCAATTGGTAATGTTTTCTTAGTCATGTCGGGGGGATACTGACACCCTCCGAGACCCAAGTCAACACCTATTTTAAACTTTTTTAGTTTTTTATTTCAACTTAAAACCAGGTTAACTTGTCTTGAGTGAGCGCGTATCCTTGGCCGTGGCCTAGATCAATGATGTTTTCTTCACGGACTAGCTGCTCCTTTGATGCCCATCCGATGAAGTCAACATCCAGGTCCCCAACTATTCCTAAAATATAAATATCAACATCAGGGTTAACTTTCAGCGTAGATAGCAGCCTGCCATTTTTGTAAGTAGTTGATTTAATATCATACCGTTTACCATTAAGGATGCCGTCAGCGCTGCCACTTCTAGGTGTTAAACCAAGGTCTGGAAAAGTGTTGTAGCGTTTCGCGAATGCGTATTCTGCCATCACACCCAGAACGTCTGCGCTAGCGCCGTCCTGTGTCCCAACCTTAGCATCTTTAACGCCTGAGTTTCTAGCAATCAGAGACCGCATTCTGCCTAAAATTTGACAGATTGCGATCTCGTCAGGGTTCAGTTCAACTTTTATAACGCTTAAAAGTTAAGTTCTTTTATAAGACCTCCCTCAATAGGTTCTTCGGGACTTTCGATTTCTAAATATCGAATATCCATCAAAGACTTCGGGATACGAAGAGGTTTAATATTTTCAGGCTCTCCAATCGCGCAATCAATATCTAACCATGCTTTCCTTAGTGATGTAGCTTGAACTAAAGCATACCTAGCTCCAATTGCATCTTTTCCCCAATCAATAATATAAGTTCTCATGTCTCTCTTCTGATCAGAATTTAAAACGGGATCTCATCACCATCACCAGTGCTGGCGTCTAGTGCCGCTGCCTTAGCTCTGTATGCTTCACCAGGATCATTTGTGGCCGGTGAGGCGCTTTCAATACGCCATGCTACAAGGTTGTTAAAGAACCTCCCATCATGCTCGCGGCCTCGGATGTTAAAATGCACCGTAATCTCGTCGCCAACCTTGGCTTCGTCGATCTCCTTGATCCGGTCCTTGACTAGCTCAAGTTTAATAAATTGGTCAAATTTACCGTCGTCCACTTTTACCACAAACTCACGCTTGGTGAATCCAGAGTTAAATGTCTGCGTATCCCCCAGAACGTGGAGGCTTCCTGTTAGTTTCATGCTTTCGCTCATTTTTTATTTTTATTGTTGATTCGCCTAGCTAGTTCTGCTGGATCATAATCCGGCGCTGCCGCCAAGCATGGGCAGTCTAAAGTATTTGTGACACAGTAAGAATAAGTCACGCCTGGGTCATATCTGATGCTTGGAAAGCCTTTGCATTTAAGGCAGGGTTTTAGCGAGGCATAAGCCTCCCTAGTCTCTCTATCCATGTTTTATATGATGCGTTAACCTAGCAACTTGTCCATCATTATTGTGATGAATGAAGGCTTCCACGCACCTTGGGACTCCGACATATCCTTTCTTATGATGCCAGCTATCAGTGCCGGATGGCGACCTGATATGCTCAGCCGAGCATCCGATGTAGTCTTTCGCGCTCTGCCATTTCGTGACATTTCGATGGTGAAGGTGATGTAAATAAATAGTGCGGTGCTTGCTTGCGGCCCACATCTCAGGCTCTTCCTGAGCCATAAGTAATGGCGTATCTGCTAGTTTGGCTCCGTCCCCGTGGCTAAATGCAAGCATATTTAATCCATAGCGTACGTATTTACGATGATTGATTGAAATATCAAAAGTGACGTTTTTGCTTTTTCGAAAGTATGCTTTAAGCGTTTGAGCCAACATCCAGCCCGCAACGTAATCGTGGTTACTGGGACAATGGATAACCTTGACGTTAGCGTAAGGTAGCAGCCTCTCAATCGCCCTGACCAAAAGATCTTTGCATTGAATAAAAGACTGCCACCATAGACCATCCATGTCTTGGGGCGTTCCGGCTGTAGTGACTGGACGCTGGCTGTCGATATGCAGGCAATCGTTACCGATAACCATGTAAACCTGGTCGATCTCCCATCCTTGCGACATCCGTAGCAGGTCATCGATCCCGCGATCAACGCAGGCTACGGCCTCCTTTACGTTATAGTTGCTACCAGTCTCCTCCTCAACGGCCAGCTTTCCAACGTGAATATCAGAAGGATCAAGTATGAGGCAGTGGGGATCTTTAATCTTCTTGCGTTTAAACGCCGTAAACTTGGGCGAGTATTTCTTGAGATCGGCCAACACCGGCTCAAACAGCTCGTCTAGGCTAAGGTTCTCGGTTTTGGAAAAAAGGCTAATCCGCTTTGATTTATACCAAAAATGTTTGACCGAGCTTGGCGATATACCGGCATCATCGCATTCTTCCAGCAGCGCTGTCATCGCGCCGCCAGATCTGAGGCGCTTCAGCACCTGCATCTCGTCTTCGGTCATCCTAGGTCTAGGCATGGGTCAATTCATTAATGTTGATGTGTCCAAACCTTTTGGTGGCATAGAGGACAGTGCCGTGGTCTTTCTTTCTGAAAATCTCTGCTATCTTAGTCGTTGAAAATGTTGTGTGTCTCCTGATCAACGCCATCGCGATCATTCTGGGGTGCGCAATCCTGTCAGTTCGCGTATTGCTTAAGATTTCCTTACTAGTCAAGCTGTATTTATCGCAGATAAGATGAATAATGGCTGTTGCAATATTGATGTTCTCTTTTTCGCTCATTTGTTTCGATAAGATTTCCAGTTGCAATTTACCACTCCGCCGGTCTCCTCGGCTCTTGACCAGATCGATCGTCCGACCGCTGCCGCTGCCTCGGCTGGCTTGTGATTAGTTATGATCACGGTTGCGAGTAAGTTGTCGTAGCGATGGTCGATCAGGTTAGTAAGCGTCCTCTGCTCCCAATCAGTGCCTGCTAGCTCGCTCCATTCGTCTAGAATGAGCAGCGATACCTTCTTGGCCTGCTGGAGTGTCTCACGCGCCTTTGCTTTTAACTGCCTGTCATCGTCAAACTGTTGTTTGATAATGCTTAAAAGGTCGTGCGACTTAAAATATCGGCTTCCTTGGTCACGCTTAGCAGCCATTTCCGCCCACTTTGTAGCAATTTGGGTTTTACCTGGTCCTCTGTCACCGCAAAGGATGAGCAGGCAGTCACCGCCTATTACTCGCTCCTCTAGCTCCAGCGCCTTGTTTAACCCATCGCCGTGCATCTGCATTAAATTTGCAATGTGGCGAGCAGGAAAACCCCACTTTGCTAGCCAACTTTTGATTTGATTACAGTTCAGCGACATAGATTCCGTCTCCTGCCGTGTTTTTTTCTGGCAAGTCCTGCCACCTCATTCTTTTGATCCAAAGGTGAAGACCCTGCTGATATTCTCCATTTTCTTTGGTCCAGTCATCACACTGCTTCCACGCTTCGATCGCGGCCAGCAGCTCGTCTAACGTAGGCCGTTCTGGTTTCTTGATTTTTTGCCATTCATCCCAAACCTGTTTCTTCGATGATCGTTGTCTGGATAGCTTGGGAGCTTGTCCCCACAATTGAGATAAAATTTGTTTGTCGTCCACTTGTGGACAAAAAACTTCTCCTTCTCCTTCTCCTTCTCCTTCTCCTTCTCCTTTAACAATCCCGGAATTTTCTGGCACGGAGGTGGCAGGAGGGTGGCACGGAGGTGGCACGGAGGTGGCAGATTGTTGAGTTATCAACGAAATCCAGCCCACCTCTTCTAGGCTCTCAATAACCTGCCAGTCATCTGCCACTTCCATGCGGGTTATCTCCCAGATGTCTGCCACTTCCATGCTAGTGCCGTCTGAGTTACGAAATTCGCCGCTGGCTCTTGTCTCTTTTGAGTAGGTCGCCATCACCTGACATAATGCTTGGAATACCCCAAAAGCGAGGATGCCGTCTTTGCCTTGCCGCATCAATCGTCTGTATCCGCGAGAGTCGCAGCCTGATGGGGATAAAAACCACCCAAGCCTCTGTCGCTTCCGCGTGTCAGCATTCTCAAATAGCTGAGACCATTTATTAATCTTAATCATTTTGTGTTTTGTGTTTTCGCGATCTCTGCCAGCATCTGGCCAGCGTTATGAATCACGCATATTTGACCTTGCCAGGTCGAGTGCAGCTCCTGTTGAGCTTTCGTTAATTTACGGGCGCTGGGAGGCTTGGAGCCGTCCTTGATCTCAAACAGGTAGTTAAACCCATTAAGACCTACAAGGATGTCAGGAATGCCCCTGCCAGCGCCAGATAAATCAAATACGCTAGCTTCGGGCAGAAGCTCCTTGAACTCCGCAACCACCTCCGAGTGATTGGCGTCTACCCTTTTAGCGTATCGTGTCATACTGTCTCTTTTGTATTGGCTAAATCTTTCGCGTAAGGCGTAGGGTAGACTTTAGTCCGCTTCAGATCGCCCCATTTCGCAGGATTTATCACCTCCTTACGCAGCAGATTGAGGTCAATTAGTTGACAAACCGCCGTGTGGATACAGTTGCGCTTTGTCCCTAATACTTTTGCCAAATCCCCAATTGATATTCCAGGCTCGACAACTGTAGCGAGAACAAGCGTCTTACGATAAAAAGTTGTGACTCCCGCCTGCCGCCATTTCTCGCTTTCAATAAGGTTTCGCATGGCGATGGTCATCGGACGACCACCTTCCCGAATAGAGCCTCCTTAACCTGTTTAGCCACCTCACGGTATTCTGGGATGAAATCATCCTGAGCGCGTGAAACAATGTCGGTAAACTCGTCAGCTTTAACCTTAACAATTAAAGGATTCACTCCACTAGAATAACTCATAAACCACCACGTCTTGATTCCCGTGACGGCCATGCTCCAATGCACCTGTATTTTGTATTTTTTAGGCAAAACTCCCTGCATTAAATAATCGACGTGTTCATCAATTCGGGGAGATTTTATTTCTAAGCCCATAGTGTATTCACCATTTTCATCCATAATCAATCCATCAGGGCTGCATCCAATAATTTTATCGTCACGGGTAACAAACCCAACCTCGTTGACCTGGTAGCCCATCATTGACTGGAAAAGCTCTCTAGCTGGGCCTTCATTTTCATGACCCCTATCAGTGTCAGCGTTTCCCATAAATTTATAAGGATCATCTACATAGCATTCTCTCGCAATTTGCTGAGCATACTTTACCCTGCTCGCTGATAGCTTGCCGGTAGGAGTCAGGATATTACTAGCCTGAGAAGCCGTAGCCCGTCCAAGTCTAACTTTCTCCCAAGCTTCCGAGCCTTGTTTTATGTCGTCATGCACGATCATTTAGATACCTCCTGACTAAAAAGATCTTGTGTATCAGGCTCACTCTCGGTCTCAACAAATTCCTCAAAAGGATTTACTGCGATTTCTCGTATTCCTGTAACCGGCTTAACCGGCGTTACGTCACGGAAACCGGCGATGTCGCGTCCTTCATCTTCATCATGGATTCCACCAAACCCGAAGGCTACGCGCCCACATTGGATTATCGACTTCCATTTAAGCATCCGGCGTGGGTGCTGTTTCCAAGGTTCGGTGTTACGCTTTACCTCCTCTAGATACTCGCGGTGCGTGGTGGGATGCTCGCGATCTTTTCGGTGTATCTTGATTTCACACCAGCTACCATCCTCGGCCCATTCCTCGCTCATCCCATTCATCTCGGGATGGTCGTTAATGATTCGGAGCCAGCCGTCAATACTGACAATGGGAACAATCTCCCCGCCCTTGCCAGGAAAAGCGTAAAGCTCTTTCAGTAAAGGGTTTAGTCCGTAAGTATTGGCTACAATAACGAGGCTAGCAAACTGCTCATCGTTCTTGCAGCTCTTGAAAGCCGTAGCTTTCAGTATTTCAGCAGTCCTTTTTGAATTACTGCCAAGTCTCTCCGCAAGCTCTTGTAAAGCATTGCCCTTTTGTTTGGTTATTTCGTTTTTCATGTCGTCAAATGGAATATTTTGAAACGTGTTTTCCGTTCACGCTGATTCGCTCTGATTTTACTGGATACCCATCACGGCGTAGGTCTAAGACCCTTGCAGCCAGGCGAGTGCATCCAAATTGTTTAAATGCCATAAGGCTTGTTATAGTCTGACCTTTTTCAAGGTGAGCTAATATCTTTCTCTTTTGAGTTGAAGCTTTCATTTCAAGACAAACCTAGATTCTTTCTAGCTTGAGCGTAATCGCGCTCTCGCGCCGCTTTGTACTCTTCTGTCTCATTAGCCCTAATTCGGGCCACTCCAGCTTGTATGGCGTCCCAGCGCTCACTAGGAGCATATCTGGCTTTTCGCTCAGCTTCTTTAATTAAAGCTGACTTTTTACTCTCTTCGTAAATGTTCATTTATGTCCTTTCTTTCGCGTTAAGCGCGATGTTAATAGCCTCAATTCTTTCAGCGACCTCATATTGGTTTAGATCGTAATGACCCTTGATTAGCAACTCTTTGAGTTCAAGTAGCTCAAACCTCGGCTTACCAAAAAACCTATTAGCCATTTCTGACACTCTAGCCTTCTCAACAGCACGAGACGAGGCAAACACCCACATCACAAGAGTGCCGACACAGAAGAAAACAGCCGCAATAAAAACTGTTTCTTTCATTTTCTCTCTTTCATTGCTAGTTGGAGGAGCCTCTCAACAAGGTCTTTCATACTTTCGCCATTCATGACGGCTAGCACCTTAAGTGCGCGGTGTGTCTCTTCGCTTAATTGGATTAGTTTCATTTTTCTAGTCAGCTTCATGCTGATGAGGTGAACTTATCCAGAGAATTAAACCCGTCAAATAAATTTGTTAATTTTTTTTATTTCGGAGCTAAGTCTTTGATTTTCAGGCCGAATATTGGCGTAGCTATGCAACAACTGCGCCGCTCTGGCGTAGTTATGCAACAACTGCGCCGCTCTGGCGTAGCTATGCAACAACTACGCCGTTTTGGAGGACTTATGCAAGAAACACTCCGCCTGTCTTACGCTAAATAATTGACTAGAGCATCGCAATAGATCTGAGCTAGCTCTGACTCCATGCCGTCAAACAACACCCACTCCTTGGCGTTGCTGCCAAAAAATGGCTCTAATATTACTGCCGGCGGCTTAGTTTTGGATAAGAACCTATAGCCTCTACCTCCTCGGCTGATTGCCTTAATGCCTCTGTCTTTTTGACCTGGCACAACCTCCGAGTGTATTTTGCGAAATGACTCCGCGAGCTTTTTGCCTTTTTGGCTACCGGCGCAATACAGATACTCAAATCCATTAGCGTTTGGAGTGTGAGAATTAAAATGCAGCTCAATAACGCAATCGTAACCCCAAGACTGCTCAGCTAAATACGAACAAGATTTATAGTAACTTTTAAATGGAGTCTCGCTGATTACCCTAGATGATATAGAACGCTCTGCAAGCTTCTCTCGCAGCTTTTCAGCCACGTATTGGTTGTAAACCCACTCGCTGACGTTACCTCGGCTCACGGCGCCTTTATCACCCATTCTGGAGTGGCCCACACAAATCAATACTTTCTTAATCCTCGGCTCAGGTTTGCGCGAGAATATAGCTATTAGCTTTTCAAATATTGATTTCATTTCTGTCCGGTAATTAATGCACGTCGCCAGACATATTGACTATAATACTTCTGTCCTCTGCCAACCATTGAAACCTCTTGGAATGAGTAAATCTTACCATCAATCAGGGTTATCACCGGAGGATTGTAGCTGCTGTCGTTTAATTCTTTTTGAGAGGCGTTCGATCCGCAAGAGGGAAGCAGCATCACCAACGCTAGCCAGCTTATCAATCTCATCCTCCAGGTCATCAATATATCTCCTCAGTTTTAAGTTTGTATAAGCGACATAGGCTTGAAGCGCCGCTGTCAAAAGCTTCATCATTCGCCTTTTTTAAACCTCCGCCATTGGTTTATCAAAGAAAGTATCCCAATCATAAGAGCTATTACTGCCGAGACAAATCCGACCGCCATTTCAAAATAGTCAAAATAGGCCGAAATTGCTGACCAGGAGCTAGCTATCATTCCCGTGATCGGGTGTGTCAAATGGTTATTCATTACAGATCCTCAGTAGGTTGAGGTTTGATTGATAAGAATTCCAACTGGGTAAGCTCCTGGACACCCGAAGTCCCCTCAAGCATCGAATCGTCGTTCGCAGTGAATCGCCAGCAGTCGATAGCAATTAGTTTCCCACTGCCGTCCGTAGCTTCGGCAAGGTTGTCAACAGGTGGCAACCCAGTGAGCGTAGTGCCTTGTTTGTTAGGATACCCACGGTCAGCGTCAACAGCTGCAGCGAGTCCAGTGTAGACATCGGGTTGAACGACATAATAACGAAACCCAGTGTCAGCGCGAGACTGCTCAATGTCGGTAAGTGGTTGGTCTAGTTCGTCCATGGCTTAGTATTCGATCATTGGGAGTTCGTCGAGCATCTCAAGGTCCTCTTCGACAGGTGGCTCCCAGTGTAACCGCTCAAGGTAACTCTCAAGGGTCAACTCTTCGATGCCCTCAAGGCTAAAGTCGTCAGTGTCGAGAATC